ACCAATGCGTCCTGCTGTGGCTGATAGAGCTGCGACCGTAATGGGGCCGGTAACTTTATAGGTTCCGTTGCCCTTTCTGTGGGATTTGTTGTAGTGGAAGACAAGCGCCTTTGTGTTGGTTGTCTGTCCGGGCGGGGTGTAGTAGAGCCAGATTTGCTGGAGGACGCCATAGTTTACGAGGATGCAGTTTTGGAGATAGTTGGTAGCGGTACCCGCGACAGGCAGCCGCACAGTTGCGCCCCAATCGAGGTCATCTGAGAGTGAGAAGGATTGGAACCCATCAGTGTACCTCGGGCCTGCATGTGAGATGTACGCAAGGAGTAGTGCGCCTCCATCAGGAGAAAAGAGGCAGGACGCTTGCGTGCCAACAATGCCTTCGGTTTCCGAGATCGCTTCATAGGCCCTCCCGCGGTCGAATTCTGCATCCGTTTCCCTCGGGAGGTAGTTTATCCTATATAGCTGCTGCTTCAAGCCCACAATTAACTTATTGCCCAGCCGCCGGATACAGGTCACAAAATCCTGCACCTTGGTTTCAAAGTTCATAAAGTAGATGCTGGGAAAGGATTCGATGAAATCGGGCAGGGAATAACGAAGGATGGACTGGTCCTGAGTATCGTTGAGAACCATCTGTCCTTCGAACATATCACCCGTTGAGGCTACGGGAGGTTGTCCGTCCGCACCATAAGTCGAGGTGATTCCGGCGATCGAGACATTGACCGTGCGGAAAGATCGCCCGAGCACATTGACCGAAGGGGTGGTGGAAGTAGTGAATACATAGACTTGGACGTAATCTATGTCAAGAATGGCGTTACCAGTGGCTAATGCGTTTTGGTTTTTTAGGGTGTATCTAATTCGTACACGGAAATTGGCGTCGGAGAAATCTCCCAACGCCCAGGTTCTCCCCCATTGATTGGTCGCACTCCCCACCGAGCGAAGTTGGTACGCTGAGATGGCACCGGGAAGCTCGGTAGTATAGAAGCTAATTGGCGTTGTGTAGTTTGCTCCATTATCTGGGGACAGGGAAATCGTTATTACGGGAATGCGCTTAAGCTGGGTATAGTCAGGAATACGGAATTTAATGAATACCTCAATCCCTCTGACTGTTCCAGCTAGCCCAGCAAATCCTGTACCTGTTCCATCACTTTGACGGAATATTCGGTAGTCTTGGGTTGCCCCATCTACGCTGTTCCTCGCCCCTATACCATTATCTGTGTAGGCGGCAGATGGAACACTCCATCCAGCAACAATCGTAGTGTCGGCAGTGGGGAATAGCCCCGCAGACCCGGCGGCATTCCCTACCGTTATTTGGGTGTTCAGTATGTCGGCATCCCCCACAAATCGGAACGTATTCAGATTTGGTACCGGAGTAGGGTTGGTCTGGGGGAACTGGGACATATAGACAGCCCACTTAGTTGCATTGGCGTTGACTGTAGTAGGCTTTGTTATAACGTAGGTCTGGCTAGACGGGGTAGTCAGAGCGCTAGTTGCGGTAGCTGGATTCCCCGTAAAAGTGCTTTCAATCGCCGGATTCTGTCCATCCTCGACAATCTCGGTCGTAATGAAATGAAAGAATCCCGTGCCGAGTTCCGCATTAAATGACCCCGAGCCGATGGCAGGCGCACCGGGCTCCGTCCCAGTTGCTAGTCTGGTGACGGGAGCGAGTCCATGCTGCCGCGAGGAGGTGTTGGGATTAATTACCCTATTCGCCGTGTCGCCAATTAGTGCAATATAGCGGTTCCCGTGATGGACTGCGTCGAGGGTCGAACCAGAACCAACGTCAGCGATTGTCGTGGCGAAGCTGCCGGTCTCGTCCGCAAAGGCCGATAGATAGAGGTCATTGGACTCGTGGGCGAGAAGGTAGGAATCGCCCGCATCGAACTCCAGGAATCGGAGCCCTTTGACCACTCCAGCCCCACCGAGGGCGGCTGCGTTGTACTTGGTACGGGCCTTTACTTTGTGGACAGCAGGGTCGTTAGGCTTATAGACAGCATCGTCAGCCTGGGTAAGCTCGCCCGGCTCTAGCAAAGCGGGGTCTCGCGCCGTAACCAGGCCACCGTTCAGCGGCTCGGGGAATTGCTGGGTATTCGCCACTAGATCATCCAGCGGATGTCGTTGGGATCCACCAATAGCCGGAGGGCGTGGTCCATCTGCGGCGAGAGGGCCATATCATTGTCTTCGGTGCGCTGTTCGTCTCGGGCGACTACCTGCCGGAACTGAAGTTCTGCCCTCTCTTTGAGTTCTTGGAGGCGGGTCGATTCGGCATCGTGGTCCCGCAAGAAGAAATATTTGGCCAGCGCCAGAAGCGCGTAAACGTACTGATCCAGAACATCCAGATTGTCAGAACCCGCAGCAGGCTCGGCAATCGGCCGGTAGTAACGGACTCGCAGCGTATCGGCGTGACCAGGCGGAGGGAATAGCCGAATTCGTCCGTTCTGTCGTCCGACTGTGAAAGAAGTTGTATTAAAGAGGTTATAGTAGATGGGGCTACCAGACGCAGTTTGGGTTTGGAATGCACGGTCGATCTCACGCTGCTCCTTGTAGATGAGGGTGTCTTCATTCGTCAAAAGCCTCGCCGAGTAGGGACGACCAATAGGGCTGGGAAGGTTATAAGTATCTGTGCCAGAGATGACAGGAATGTCGGCCGAGAAGGTTACGGTCGCGCCAACGGTTCCTGACAGATTTGCGGATAGGGTGATCTGGGTGGTCGAGTCTACTGTTAGGATGGTCGTACTAGCTGGGATATTGGTTCCCGTAACCGTCTGTCCGACATTGGCCCCGGCGAAGCCATTGACCGTAGTGGTCGTGACGACTGGCTGGGCTCCGGCCCCCGCGCACAACGCTACGGAGAAGCCGTTTGAGGTATCCATGAGCAGGAACGAGAAGTCGTGCCGGATATTCCATTCTTGGATGGCTTCGAGGATCGAATCGGCTGCTGCGGCGAGTTGCACGGAATCGCCGGATGCGCCGAGAATCCGAGCAACCGCGGTCTGTGCATTTGTGTAGGTAATGGCCACTAGGTGTTTCTCCTGAGATACTCAAGCGCCCTTAACAATCCTTTCTCGTTGTCTCCCAGTTTTCCCAGAGCAGCATTACATGAGATGTGTAGAAGTCCACGAACCTTTCCTGTTTCGTGGTCATGGTCTATAGATAAACGCCTATTACCGGCGGGTAAACCGCAAATCGCACAGCAATTCTTCTGTTTAGCAACTAATGCAAGATACTCGTCTTTACGAAGTCTGTACCTAGTCCAGAAATGATTTGCTCGTCTTTTTGTTCGATTACGTGGCTTTCTTTGGGCGCGAAGGTATTTCTCTGGATTATCAAGTACCCATTGCCGCTGGTAAGCACGAATTTTTTCTCTGTTCTTGTCACGATATGCTCTGTGATATTCCCTAAGCTTTATGCTTCGAGAGCTATCTTTTTCCGGGACCTTACTTCCTGAAAATACTCGAACAATCCCAGTGCCGTTTTCTTGTAATGACGATTCTCCATTACCCACGAGCGCGCCCTTTCTCCTAGAGTCCTACGGAGTTCGGCATTCTCAATAAGAATGCCCAGCTTTTCCACGAACTCGGCAGGATCATTATACAATAGCCCCGTTTCTCCGTCCTTGATCTCTTCAGCATACGGACCGGCATTTGCTGCTAGTGTAGCCTCCGGAATTGTGGGCATGCAGCCTTCGTAGAACTTGATTGCGCTTTTGGAGTTGTTAAATAGGTTGTTCCCTTTAAGGGGACACAAATTGATGTCGGCATCGTAAATGGTCCGAGTAGTCCGATAAGCCTCATAAGGAACCCAGTCCCAAAATTCGAGTTGATTTTCTGGAATGTTGTCCATGACCCATTTGAAGGCTGTTCCAGCAATAACCCATTTCACTTGTGGGTACTTCAGAGATATCTCTCTTACAGCTTCGCGTAGCGGGAACCAGTCCACCATATGACTTCCCCCGCCTTGCCACAGGATGCGCACTCCCTCATGCGGGGCGAGTCTCGGTTGGGGGTAGTCCTCGGGAATGATGCTATTCGGGTAGACATAGATTTCGTCGTATTGCTTAGTCTCTTTCAAGTATCGGGCTAGGGCAGGGCTCGGCACCGTCATCCCATCGCATCGGCGAGCCGTCCGGTGGATTTCTTCGTTCGTCTTTAAGTTCCGTTCGATATTGAATATCTCGCCATTCCGGTTGGTCTTTTCATCTTCCCATAGGGGGATAACCGATCCGTCCTTTTCGAATGTGGTCGTCAGAATGTCGCCCTTCTTCAGAAGGCGGCCAGAGTAGTCTCGGGTGCCAAGGCGGATAAAGGCCTCGTTGAATGGGTGTACATGGTCAAAGTTGTCGTCAGCATCGAAAATCAACGATGGGGGGTAGATGCGCTCTGTCTTGGTGTTGTTCCACCCAGCTTTCATTCCCTTGATAGTCTCGATAGTCGTGGTGAGTCCGGGACCGAACATGGAGAATAGAAGAACGATGTCCGAGGAGAGCATGGCCATATGCTTGTCCTCGGTAACGTCCTCTTTTCGTCCGATGTAGAAGTTCGCTAAGCCTAGATCGTAGAGGGCACGTAACGGAACCTGCACTCGGTAATAAACACAAGCAGAGGCTTTTTCATGCTCAAGACCGAAGATACCGAAGTTAACATCTTCCAATGGACGAGGCAAGTAGACTCCCTTCTACCTGATGGTCTGGACTACGGAATACTCCGGATGCTTCTTCAGGAACCTGCCTACCTTGACGGGATCCTTAAAAAACAGGGGGTCAATTTCTTTAATGGCACAAGCAACTGGCCACGGAATACTGGCAATCCGTTGCATGGTGCGGCACTTCGAGAACCCGCTCTGCTTGGTGAACTTCCCCAAAGTGCTGATCTCTGCCTGCAACGTCTTGAATTCCTGCACTCCCTCCAGATGCGTGTTGAGCCAGGGAATGCGGTTCTCTCGCTCAGTACCTTCGATCACCTCCTCAATGAGGTTTTCGTCCGCCATGTTCAAATTGTGGATAGCCATTAGTACGCTCGTTTCTTGGACTTTTTATGAGACTCTATTTGGGCCTTAATACGTGCCCTATGAACTCCCGGCATTACAATGCGCCGTCCTTCCGTATCGAAAAGTGGCTGAAACTTCTCTTGGGCAGCAACATCAGCCTCTTTATCAAATTTGAATGTCTGCCGATCTTTACTCCTGTTCGTCGGGCTCGGGCGAGCCATTTGGTGCCTCCCAGTCTGCGCCCTCGACACAACCACACCCCCCATCCGAGCAGGTCTCGGCGTAGGTCGTGTGGTCCGTCGATGGGCACATTAGTTTGCCGTGCGAATCCATGAGCGGCGTGCCGCAGATGAGACAGAGCGGATCGCCCATTAGACCATTCCTTCTTGCTGACGTTTCTTCCTCCGACTCGCCAGAATGGTCTCCTGGCCTGGGTAGTATTCCGACGGCGCAGTAGGCATTCCTTGCTCCCCACTAAGCCGCCTGATGGCTTTGATCGCCTCCCGCCTAACCCGCCGAATGATCTCCTCATCCGACTCGCGGATGGCTTCCCTCATTCGGGCCGAGTCGGCTGGGGATTTTCTAGCCACTACCACCCGCCTCCGGGCGTAGGATCCTTGCTGCCCGCACAGTACCGAGAACGAGTGATCCCCGGTCCAGGGTTGGCTGCCTTCTGTGTGCCGTTTCCTTGCGTGTCCTCCGGATTCTCGGGAATAACCCCATCGAGCCTGATTCCGAAGTTCACGTCTCCTACGTGGTAGTCGTTCGGCCCGTAGGAGGTGTCGATCATGTTTTGTTCAATCCACTCGGTCGTAACTTGGTGCTTACGAGGGGCCGAAAGCTGGCTCGACCCACCCAAATTCATACGCTTATTGCTGCTCGAAGTGTTCCCTCCCGCATTATCGGGAGTGATAATTGGTTTTGCCATCTGTCCTCCAGCGACATATTTCTTGAATATGTCGCTAAATCCCCTTTCGAGGGACTCGGCCCAGACCCGCGAGGCCGAGCCCTCTACTCGGGGGGTCTACTACTAGACCCTGTTGTTCACCCCAGCAAGACGGACGTTGGCCGTCGGGGCGAGCACCTCAAGGGTGACTTCGCCGAGAACCGAGCCAGCAACCGAATCGCCGAGCTTCCCAACAAGCGTGTGTTGCATCGGACGCAGCCACGCCAACCGGTTCTTCGCCCTTTCGAGGAAGAATAGCTGACCACGGCAATCGCTTGCCGCGGTGGACGTGACCGTGTTCGTAGCTTCCGGAATCCACCGATCCAACACGATCTCAATGAGACCGAAATCGGAGAAGTAAAGGTCCATTGCCGCTACGACCTTCTTCTCGATCGCTGCAATGTTCCGGTTCTGTGCAGTCACGGTGAAGGCCGAGATTTGCCGCTTCAACTTCGGCGAAGCAAAACACTGTTCCGGGTTTCCGCCGTTATCGAACGCCTGCTCCAGAGCATCGTTAAACATGGTCGTGCTCAGAACTGCGGCACTCGAACTGGCAGAAGCAAAGAGCAGCGTATACGCCGCCGTGGTCGTCGGATAGGTACCCACATTCGCCGAGGCCGTGAGGAAGTTCTGCAAGTTCCCCATGAGCCGCCCGGTTTCCGTGGCACCCGTGCTCGTGGTCGGACCAGCGGTTGCGTTGCCGTTGCCGTTGAAGACGCGGACCTCGATATTCCGAGCGATCTCGCGCATTCCCTTCATCAGCTCTAGCTGGTACGCATCCTTGAACCCAGCCGCATTCACCGCACGCTGCGTCTCAGAAACCGCAATGTCCTTGCGGAAGATCTGACTGACGTTCGTGAGGCGGCTCGGCCGAGTCGTGGTGTAGGCGGTGTAGGTGAAGTTGTCACCTTCGATCGCGCCCGCTGTTGACGTGGCCGCGAGCGTGTCCACCAACCACTGGTGAAGCACCCCGTTCGCCTTGACCTTTGGCGCCGAGGTTACAAAAGGGGTGTCATACGGCGAGATATTGCTGATGAGGTCGAGCAAATCTTCGCGATTCGCTCCCGTCCCCGCAGTAATACCATAGCCATATGCACCAATATCGCCAGGTGCAACCATTGCTAACTCCTAGCCCTGGATTTGGGCGGAGATATTGTCGAATTCAGGCCCGAGAAGATGGTCTAACTTTGACCGCAGATAGGGTGCGGGATGCCCCGCCTTATAGAGGTCGAGCAATCGCTTCTCCTCATCGGGGGACCGCTCCTTCTCCGCAGGCGCAGTTCTGGTATCCGCTCGCCGCGTGGCGCCTACACCCGCATCCCTGCGAGCGTCCTTTGCCTCCGTCTTGCGAGCAGTATCGGCCGCAACAACCGTCTCGGCTGCCTTGGCCGAATCCGCGACCTTCCAATTGAGGTACGCAATCTGACGCGCCGCGAATTGCTGCCCAGCCTGGTTCAGGTTTTGGACCTGTTCCCAGACCTCGGGCGAGCCTTGTGCGAACTTTTCGATCTCACCGAACTTCTCCTGGTATTCCGGATACTTTTCAATGATCGCTTTGTCCGCATTCGTGGCTTGGATGGCCGGGGCGAAATACTTGTTAATCGCCGCGTTCGTCCGTGAGTCGATTGCTCGTGCGATGACATCTCTCGGCACGCCGTAGTTCTCGATCTCGTCGAGCGGATCCACCTCAACTGGGGTAGGCCCAGTCGTGACGGTCTGTGCGACAGAATCGAGACGGGCCTTTGCCTCGTTGCCCATCCGCACGGCCTCAAAATAGCCGCGTTCTAGTTCCTCGGGGGTTTTGTACTTCTTGGCTAGATCACCCTTGATGAGAAGCGTTGGCTCGGAGGTTGTCTCCGTTGACAAAGTTTCACCAGGGCTCGCCGCAGTTGTGGCTTCTGCAGCCGGTTCGGCGTCGGTAGCAGGTGGGCTGTCTACCGCAGGCTCAGTACCGTAGACATCTCCGCCCGTCTTGTCGTAGACCTCTTGGGCCATACGATCCAGGGCAGCATTGGCACTAGCCAGTTTCTTCTGCTCCTCCATGAGCATCTCCGTTCTCGGTGGGGGGTCGGCCCCCTCCGAATAGGGGTACTTCTTCCTCGGACTCCCTGTCCAAGGTTTCTTCCGCCGCACGTTGGTGCGCCATATTTATCTCCATTCGTGGGTATTCAACCACCCACTTTAGAGATACAATGGCTCCGCGGAGGAAATCATCGTTGGTCGTATCCTTACGATCCACCGATGGGTTCAATAAAGCATCATAGTACGTTCTAACCTTCTCTGCAATAACGGGTTTGAGGATGCCCTCCCATGCTGGGTGCTGAAGAAGGTTCTCAAGAAGTTCGTGCTCCCGTGAAAGGGCCATTACCCCTGTCCCTGACCAAGGAAGTTAGCCAGTTCGTTTACGCCCCCGGGCTGGCCCCCCATCTCGGGGACCTGATCGGCTCGCTGCGCGCCACTCTGCGAGAGGACTCGCTCCATTTCGGGCTGGCTTTGGATGAGCTCGTTAACATTTTCGATCTCAAATTCCCGGAAGATCTGCCGGAAGAAGTTGATCCAATTTACCGCGGCCGCACTAATTGGATTGGCAGACGCCGCTTGTAGCAGGAACGTAAGGTTCTGTTGTCTTGCGGCCCGCCCGAGGCGCGTCGAGGCTCCGACCGCTCGCGCTTCATAGTTGGGAACTAGGTCCCATCCCGTGATCGTTTGCCGCGTAGTCGCAGGAACGGGCAGGCCGGTAACTGGGTCGGTAGTTGCGTTAGGTCCAAGAATGAAGACCTCGCGGTCCTCCGTCATAAACTGTCGATTTAGGTCCACGAACTGATCTGCAAGGGGCTCCAGGAAGCCTTCTTCGAACAACCGACTTTCGAGCATAAGTCGCGTAGCAACAGCCTCGGCCCGCCCAAGATATTCGCGATCCGTCTGGCGGGATCCTGGGCCGCCCTGAACGGTGTCTTCGATGATACCGGTCCCCTGCTGCATCCAGTTCCAGATCAT